AGTTCTCCTCTCCTGCATCTTTAAAAGTAAAATTGAATTCTGCCTGTATAGGATTCGTATCATAAACTTATTATATAAAAAATTTTGCCGGTATACAACAAAAGACCTCAGAATCTCTGAGGTCTTGTAGTAGCGGAAGGGAGATTCGAACTCGGTATCAATTCTCTCAAACCCGCATAAATACTGAATTTCTTTATCTCCAAAGGTGTTACCTCGTGTTACCTTTTACATTGATAATGCTTTTGCAATATATTCCTGCATTTCACTCTCTGTCTTGTTATTAAAATAGTAATGATCGAGAGTTGTTCTGATATCTGTATGCCCCATTTGTGTTTTTATTACCGATTCTGGAACATTTCCATCTATCAACTTTGTTGCATATGTCTTTCTTGCCTTGTGAATTGAACGTTCACCAATTCCTATTCTATCACATATCACATATAGCCGCCTTGTAAATGCCTGACCTTTTATTCGTTTACCGTTTTTCATAAAAATATATTGCCCAAATGGATTGAGCATTTTTATTTTTCTCATAAGTTCTTTGGTATCTGCGGTAATTATAACATCTCTAAACCCGGCATCACTTTTAGGAAAATTTTGAACATCAAATACATATTTGCCATTATCATCTCTATATCTTATTTCTGTCTTTGATATATGTATCTTATTTTCTCCGACATCAGACCATGAGAGGGTAGATATTTCCCCAACTCTCAATCCTGTTTTAAATGCCAAAATAATGCCAAGTTCTATCAATGTAGGCTCATCTTCCATTACAAATCGTTCAATTAAAAGTTCCTCATCCTTAGAAAATACCAATTCGCAGTCTGACTTATGGTTCTTTTTAAATGACTTTTCCGAAATTTCCAAATCACCCATAAAACTGGTTATGCTCAGGCTGGTATAATGTTTTTTCTTTGCATATTTGAAAATTCCGTTAATCAATATCCGCATATCAGAATAAGCTTTTTGCGTAAGTTCCAGTTTTGAAATAGCTGTTTTTATGAATGATTCCAATATTTCTTCATCAATGTACCGGATTTTTCTATTTGCAATCGGCAAATACTTATTTTCAAAAAATCTTTTAAAATTTGTCTCGTACTTGTCCTTTGTCTGTCTTGTTATTTCACCATATTCAAGTTTTTCAGAAATCCAATTAGAATATACCTGAATAACTGTAGGTTCATCCTCCTTAGCTTTATAGAACTTTACTATTTCATCTTCAATTGCTTTTTCAGATGTTCTCTTTACAAGTCTCTTTCCTCTCTTATTATCTTCATCTGGCAAATATGTGTAAAACTTTCCATCTTTTCCTTGCCAAATGCTGTAAGTGTGTTTTTCAATAAATTTTTTCCTTTCGTTCATTTCAATTTTTTTCTGAATGGTGTCTATGTTGATAATACCATTTTCGATGGCAATATTCAACAACTCACTATTTGAAAGATTTCCCGTTTAACTCACCTTCTAACTTTTTTACTTTCTGTTTAATATCAAAAATTCTTCTTTCCACTGTTCTTGTTGATACGCATAGTCTCATGGCTATTTCTTTTGAAATAAGTCCACGGGCAAGAAGATAAAATATTTCTTCTTCCTGCTCCGTGAAATTGGCGTTTTCAATAATTGTTTCAAGCTCTGGCTTAGTCAGTTTTGAAAACTTCATAAGCCACTATCCTCCAATATTTTATTCTTCTCCCTGCCAGATCTTCGGTGTACCATCAGCATTTAGCATAACGGTAAGACCGCCGCCCGTGCTTATTGTGATATATAAATACATCACTCCTGTTTCACTATCTGCATAAATAAGATATTCTTGTCCACTTCCCACCAGTACCATTGTGTTTTCCTGTCCCGCACTGACATTTGCTGTATCACTGCATCCGGCAATCAGAAGTGTTGCTGTTATGATGGCTGTTATAAGTTTCTTTCGCACTGCATTAGTCCTCCGTATTTTCCTCATATTCCTCTTTGCTGATGGTCCTGATGCATTCCTCACTCACGCCTAAACTTTTCGCCATGTTTGCAATGGTTCTTTTCACATAGTCGTATGCACTTTCTTCAAAAATCCTTGGCTTTTCTTCTGTGACTGTAAAACCTATATTCTGCTCTGCATATCCAACGGAACCCTCTCCGCCAAACATTTCTGAAACCTTAATTTCAAAGTATAATGATATTCTGATTTTCATTTCATTCATTGTTTTTCCTCATCTTCTGCTGTCTGTATCATGGCAGCACCTCCGAAAAATTAAGTTTCATCTGTTGATCCGGCTCATAGTTCATCCATACCGTTTCCATCCGTGGCTTTCCGTGCTCCGCACAGCTTGAAAACTGTTTTTTCTCCCATCCGTTCAGATAGTCGTTATACATTTCTGATTCATAGCCAGACAGCATAATCTTGGCTTTACTTTGCAACAAAAGTTTTAACAGTTCTTCGTGGTCAGAATCTGACATCTCATGTTTATACTGTTTCCCGGTTCTGGTACCCAAAACATACGGAGGATCAATGTACATAAAAACATTGCTGTAATTAAATCTCTCGATTACTTCTAATGCAGGTCGATTCTCAATCTGTACCATTCGCAGACGTTCCGCTATGTCAATGATCCATTCCGGCAGACGGTACCAGTTCCATAATGCATAAGCTCTTTCTCTGCCCTGTACATCATTTTTCCATCCTACCTTGCTGCCATTGGTACGGAACCCGTGCCCCTGCCAACACTGGATTAAAAATCGTAATGCTTTATGATACGGTTCATCCGGCATCATCAACTCCCATGCATCCAGCTTATATGTATCCTCATATTTTTCACGACTGAACGGTGTAGTCATTACCATTCTGGCCAGACGATCCGCATCCTCCTGTATACACCGGAAGATATTCACAACGTCATGATCCAGATCATTAATCGTTTCGATATCAGATACCGGCTTATTAAATAACACGGCCCCGCTGCCGAAGAACGGCTCTACATAGCTGTGATGTTCCGGTATCAGTTCAACCAATTTTGAAGCTATGTTCCATTTACCTCCCGGATATTTCAATACTGTTCTCATGGCATCACCCCTGGAATATCCTCGAAACTAATCTGATTATCAGTTTCGAACACAAGCATTTTCTCTTTTGCTCCTGTATAAAAATTGCGGTCAATCTCAAATCCATATGCATTTCTTCCAAGTTCTGCCGCTGCTCTTAATGTACTACCGCTTCCACAACATGGATCAATTACCACATCACCGGGATCTGTAAATATCTCTATTAGCTTTTTTAAAACAGATACTGGCTTCTGTGCCGGATGAATTTTGGGAATATCTTTTCCATCCTTTTCCCATGCAAACCAATTAAAAACCATCTTCCCAGTGCCCCGAATCGTCTTACCGTTTTCATCAAACTGTGCACCATTTCTGAACTTCGGAAGTTTGCCTCGATAGAATACAAGTGCGTATTCAGTAGCACCAACCACACGCATATTTGCCTTAAGCACCTGCGGACTATAATTTTTCACAAATACAAGCGGTATGTAATGGATGAATCCATGTTTTCGGGCTGCATCAATCAGTGTGGGCATTTGTTCAAATGAGCAGAAAACAATCATACATGGTGCATCTGAACTTCTTCCTCTGTTCCCTGCTTTCTTGGGTTCTTTCTTAAGCATCTTGCTGCAAAAATGGAAGTACTCATACAGATTAAAATTAAAATCTGAATTGAATGCTGCTTTTCCTGCAAGTTTGCTCTCTCCATTCTTGTTATCTCCACCGTTGTACCACATGGGATTGCTGCCGTAAAAATTTTTACCAACGTTGTACGGCACGTCTGTAATAATTAACTGTGCCGGTGGAATTGCATATTTTTTATAATTCTGCATTGAATCTCTGTAAATTTCACATTTTAATTTCTTCATTTTTCCTAAAAGGAACCCGATATATCGTTACCCCGGCCGGAGGTTCGGCTCCTTTCTGATATTCCATGCACATATCTACAATAGCGCATTTTGAATTTGTTTATGTTGCGTTTTATGCAACAAATTCATCGTTTTATTGCTTTTAAACCATTCAATCTAACGGCAAACCTCTCACCCCTTTCAATTTAGTTTAAAATTTCATCCAAGCAGGCATTAAAGCCCACCCGACGTATTGATGTGCTGAGATCTTCATAACCAGATTTCAACTCTGGTATCTTCTCTGGCAGTTCCCGGAGCGGACACCAATCCGGCTTTTCTCTGTCTGGTACAAGTTTTCCTGTCGCACAGCACAGATATTCGTCATCATTCTCTGTCTCATAGCACAATGTGCATTTCTGGCACACCTGTTCCGGCATATCCATAATCAATACTGCTTTATTCATCTACTCCACCGCCTTTCACGATCTCGATAGCTTTGCCAAATGCTTCATATCTTCCCTGACTTCTCCCGTCATTGTAGATCTGTTCGCCGTCTCCGTATCCGTCATCGTCGCAATCATCTGGTCTGTCCTGCTCTGCTTTCTTCAATTTTCTCAACTGCTCCACAACCTTGTCTACATCATAAGACGTCGGATATTCTTCTAGTAAATACAATACTGCATTTGTATTTACTAAAGTTCCATTGCTTAAAGTAACCGATTTTAAATCTTTCTTTAGTGCATCCGCATCAATCAATCTCATCGTTTGCCCTCCTGTTCCACTTTTTAGTCGCTTCTGTTCCCGTTTCTCCGCTAATGGCTCCTCCACACTCCGTGCATTCAATAAATGCTCCACCTTTATATACTGGCATCTTGCAAATGATATGCCTATGTGGCTCAATAACTTCGATTACAGCTTTCCCGCCACAGAACGGGCATGGTTTAAGTTCTTCGCTCATTTTTTATCTTCCTTTCTTTCATCAATACACTTTCTGACCGCACCCACAATATCCTGGATAAGGCATTAGGTTATGACACTTCGGGCAGAAATATTTCCCCTCAATGAGTTCTCTGGAAATCGCTGTCTGCTTTTCCACCGCCGCCCGGCATTCTTCCACTGTTCCGATCGTGCGGTATTGCTGTATTTCTTTCTGATATGTTTCCGCAAAATCTTTCAGATGCCGTAATACATCCCACTTAAATATATTTTTCTCATTCTTCATAAGATTTTCAGCTGTTTTAACGGTTTCTTCAAATGTCCAGCTATTTATTTTTTCATTCACCATTGCAGCTCCTTTCCACCTACACAGGATAATAATTGCTCTAGTCATCCTTGATCCAATATCCAGTGCTCCATACTCCGGTCAACGGATCGCATACTTTTCTGCCTTTAATCCTGACTATGCCTCCAATAGTTCCGGATCATCAAATATGTTGCCGATAATTTCACATTCATGCAACCATTCAGAATAATCTTGATATCCATCTTCTCTGTCATCAATAATGTATCTTGCATTTGCATCATCCCATTTGACAACACCATAAATAACATTATCCTTAAGAATATCATTCTCAAAGACCCGTTTACCGTTCTTATCCTCAAGTCTTGTGCACTGGCAGACAGTATCAGGAATACACGGACAAATTCCTCTCCAATTACCATCTCTCCATCGTTCTCCTCCTGCTTCCTGTATACCCGGTCTCTGTAATCTTCAACAACGCTATGCAACTGACAATACCGGCAGTCCATAATATTCTTTTCCAGACAAGTATCATTTAAGATACTGCATGTTCCGTCTGTCATCTTTTCCATACCACTCCTCGTTTTCTCAAATTTAATGTCCGCTCCGCATCATACAAAACAGCATTTCCGTCATAGACTTTTTTCTGCTTCCCACGATGCAGGGCTTTATTATTTCCAGTCTCCATGATACATCATCCGATACCCGTGTCGGTTCTTCAAACTCCTGATATTTATCCCGCATCCACGGAACAGCCACTATAATTCCAAAATTCTTGGAAGATTCTGGATTTGTTTTAATAAGATGTTTTTCAAAAGTTCTATCATTCAAGTCTGAAAGAATATCTTTATAACACTGCATCGTGGTTACTATGTAGTTTTTCTCACCATAGAAGTTTAGACCATTCCCGCTGTATACGTCCTCTTTGCAACTCTTGATTTCGTAGCATATAAAAATTCCCTTTTCCAACGATGACACTGCGTATTGGTTTGGCGGTTCAAACTGCATGAAATCTACTCTTCCACCCTTCCCGGCAGTTGTGAACGCGTCAATGCTAACCTCACTCGCCCAGTATTTACCCATGCCGCTAAATCGGCTACTTACAAGCAGTTCTCCGAGAAACCTTGTTGTTTCCGCTCTCTCCATGCTATCCCTCACTTTCTGCCTTAAGCCACTGTTCCACCTCTGTAACAGAACACATTGCTACGCCGCCCTCAATGGTCTTTACGCTACCCTGCTCATATGTTTCGATTGAGCAAAGGAAATCTAAAAGCTCTTCATCCGTCATGCTCCGGATCCGGTCTGCATTGGTCTGTTTATTTGTCACTATGCATCCATCAGGATGTATTCCATCTTTCATATCATTCCTCACTTTCTCTGTATGACTCTGGTAGCGGCATCCAAGCAATAACGTCCAGAATATTCATTCCATCCGTGAAATTAATTCCATTCCAAAATGCTCTAAATGGGTATACCTTGTCTTGCTCACTACTTCCGTATTTTGTTGTTACCAAATACACTTCAAGACATTTTCCCTCAAATAACGGATTTTCTTCCGGTTCTTCTGGAATCTGCTCACTGCATGGAATCCATCCGCTTTCCTGCTCCAAAATTCTGTTGATCTCTTCCTCCGAAACCACTTTTGTTAGAGGAGAATACCCACAGGCTTCTGTTGCTACCTCAGATATCCGGTTTTTAATCCTGCTTATTTTCATTCTGATCCTCACTTTCCGGCAACATAGCATATTTATAGCTACTCATTTTACCGTCATATGTGCTCCATGACGTTTTTCCGTAATCCCATGTATAAACCGTTTCATCTTCATATTTTGCAAAATGTTCTTTGCTCCACGCAAAAAGTTCAGAATCTCTGACCAAAATCGGTGTATCGACTGGAACTTCGCTCCAATCAACATACTGGCTGTTCGCCCACTCTTTTGCTTTTTCTCTGCAACGACCAGTATTTCTAATGTCATTATCGCAAAAATCGCATTTATCGCAGACTCCCCTGCATTTTTCCAGTTTCCCATTAATTAACGCAATATTGCATCCATCACATGCAATATTTAAAATCTCTTCCGCATATTTTTCTCTATTCAGCATCCTTTTTCTCCTTCCCATACCGCAACTGATACGGTACTTCCTTAAAATCTCTCAATGCATCCGGGTTTGGATGCTTCGGCATTCTCGTCTGACGGTTTTCCATCTCTGCTATGATTCTGCGTCTCTCTTTGCTTTCTCTGTGCAATTTATACCTCCGTCATTTTCCAAGACTGTTTACAAGCTGTTCTGACCTCGTATAAGCCTTATCCAACAGTTCTAAATATTCATCAAAGGAAATCTGTGCTTTTTCAGATAACTCCCTCGGATAACGCTCTAACAAAGCCTTAATGCACTGTTTCATGTCTCCAAAATATCCGATTGTTCGAACGCTTTCTTTTTCATTGCCGTCCTTATCCTGTCCGGCATATCTCTGTCTCAGGGTGTGATTCAGAGAATCAATCTCCACAAAATATCCATTCTGCAGTTCCACAGTTAACTTGTCCATCAACCATTCCTCCTATATTTCATACGTCTTTCCGATAAAACGCTTGTCAATGTACTTACATTCCCATTCCAAAACACTTGCGATCCCTGTCATGGTTTCATATCCGGTAGCAAGGCAGTTAATTAAATATCTGATTCTCTCATAAACCTGTCTGATCTGATTTCCCGAAAATTTAAACTGTGTTTTAAGGCAGACACCCAACATAGCAAAATAATTAAATACCTGTGCCAGTAAAAACTTATTTGCCTGTATCATGCAGTTCGGTGCAATCTTTCTCTCTACCAGATAAAAGCTCTCACGATACGGAATCTTATTAGTTTCCTCTCGCACGTCAATCTTGCATTTATCTTTCAGATAAAAACCAAGTTCCTCGCCTGTCGTTCCATCCTTTGCATTCTCCACATATGCATCAATAGTCTGCTCAACCTTTATGATTCTTTTGTGTCCGAATCCGAACTTATCATGCAGTGCCTGATATGCCATCATACGGACGTTATAATAGGATTCCTCTATCAGATAATCCGCATTGCTTTGTGCCTTGGCGTGTCTCTGTATTCCAATCAGTTCACTCTTGGAATATCCAAGTGTCTGCATCCGCTTTTTCTTTCTTGCCAGTGCATTACTCATTTGTTCTTCCATCTCCTCTCTACATCCTCAAAATGGCTAAATACAAGACTTTGAACATATTTTGATATATTTGTCCGTGCATATTTTTTAATTAGCATTTCCCCTGCTTCCATCATTCCTTGGAACCACTCATCTTCGTTATCAGCTTCATAAAACTGCTGCCGAAATTTATAATAGTCATTAAAAAACTGCCATTCTTCGGAACCTTTTTCAAATTTCTTACTTGCCATAATCATTCACCTTTTAATCAAATGGTGTGATGCCACATACTTCTCGGAAACCGTCTTTCTGTCGCATCCGTGCTTGAATCTGTTCAATGGTTTCGGTTCGCTCGATGAATCTCATGTGATCACCGTCAAATTGGAGAACTTCTTTTAAATGTGTTCCCTGCCTTTGCTTTTCAATTTTCCATCCCTTATATTGACCATCCTCATCAAGATTCCATAACAAGATAATGTTTGATGCATCCTGCTCAACGTCTCCGGATTCTCTCAATTCTGCCATGGTTGGCTCTTTTGTTTCTCTCATCTCTGATATTCGATTAAGCTGAGACAGTACGATAATTGGCACATGCAGTTCCATAGCCAAGGCTTTGATAGCTTTTGAAATATCTCCGACCTCGGATGCACGGTTACCGAATCTTCGATCAGCCTTGATTAACTGCAAGTAGTCAATCACGATCACATCATATCTTTGGTGCCTGCATTCTGCCCGGATTTCACTTACCGACTTCGCGCCGGTTGAAATAGTGATGCTATACCCGGAAAGTGTTTCATTCGCCTTGTCGAATGCTTCTTTCTCCCCACCAAGAAAAGCCTTTGCCCGGCGAACCCTTGTTAGACCGATTTCAGACATTCGAGAAACGAAACGCTCATACACCTGTGATTCGTTCATTTCAAGGTTATAGTAGCCAATGTTGTAATCCTTTTCTGCCATCTGCCCGATCATTTGCGTAACGATTGCAGATTTTCCAACTCCCGGTCTTGCGCCAATTACAGTAACGTCTCCGCCTTCCAAGCCGCCAAGGCAATCATCTGTTCGATAAAATCCAGTTTTTATCAATCCCTCGCCTACATGCTCATTGAAATAATTCCCTTTATTTTCTGCAACAATCTGCTTCATAGTTTTTGAGTGAACGGTTTTGTTTTCTTGGATTTCTTCGAGTTTCGTGAGAACTTCAGCTATAGAATTGTCAATATCACACGGTCTAAGGCTCACTCTCTGGAAAAGGCTTTTCGTTTCCCTTGCCCGCCAATCCTTAATGACTGCATCCGCATAACTTTTTATTGCCGTTGAGACTGGGGTAACAGATATGCATTCTTTCAATTCGCTTGCAATTATTTCCGGCTCCCATTTGTGGTTTTCAAGTGTCTGAGACAGTGAAACGACATTAATGTTTTCTCCACGATCATACATGGCAAGCATTTCAGCAAAAGCATCTTGGCAAAATTCAGAGCTGAACATTTCCGGCTTCAATTTGTTATAAACCTTGTACATGGAATCATTGTCAATCAATACACATCCGATCACTCCAATTTCTGCTTCCGTCAACTGCTCTCACCTCGCTTTCGTTTCTCAACTTGACGAATCCAGTAATCGCAATCCTCTTTCAGCCAATCACCATATTTCGGAATATAACGATAATTTGTATCATCTGGATTCTTCTCTATATAGTCAGTAACATATGCCACTGTAGCCTCATATATCAGCTTTGCAACGGCTTTTCTGTTCGGTTCGATAACTTCTAAAAGCTTGTCCATCCATGCTACCTTGGCAGACGTTAACGACGTTTTCTTTGGATATGCATTGATCGTGTATTCCCATCCCCATTCCGCGTCAAAGTCCAAATCAGATGCAGGCACGCTTTCTTTTGTATTTTCTTTCTCTATCTCTATATCTGTATCTATATCTTTCTCTATATCTTTCTCTACATTGCAATTTTGTTGCAAAATGTTGCACTCCGTTGCTCCACTGTTGCATTGCAACGCTTTTTGTGCATTTTCCCTAGATTTACGACTTCTACGAGTGCTTGCCGTCTCGCTTCCTAAGTTATCTTGCACAAAAGGCAACTTGTACTCAATGGAATCTGATGTTTCAAGCAATCCGCAGGAAAGAAGATACTGAATCGTTACTTGAACATTGATTTCGTCCTCGTCAATATCAAGGGCGATCTCTTTGTAAAATTCATCTTCTAATCCGGAATATTCCAGATAGCCACCTTTTTTCAACGACAACAACTGCATCTTAAGGTATATGATCGTGTATGTATCGCCGCCTGCCATCTTTCGGAGTTTTTTGATTCGTTTGCTATCAAAGAAATCATCCATCAGTTTAAGCCAGTAATACCGCTTATTCTCCGCCATTTTCACTACCTCCAAGCAATTCAATAACCTTTGCCCCAGCATCTTCCGGGCGACAAAATACGAACTCAACGCCATACTTAAGTTGCATTGTCAGCATAGCTTTTGCCAATACCTTGCCAGATGTCGGCTTTGTTTTCGGTAGCGATACATTCAGCAATTTTCCAAGTGTGTGCATATATGCAATATTGTTATACCGGTCCACTCGTGGATTATGCCATGTAAATACATCATTGACGGAATACACCTTGTCTGTATTTTCAATAAGCACATATAGCTTAATTCCGTTGTTCTGCGCCAAAATACACTCGTCACGGAATCTCGGATGTGCTTTTCCGCAGATATTCCCTGCAATTTCCTGCATGTCCTTTTTCGTGTCAACGGAAACATCATATGTGCCAAGAAAATCCATCTTTTTAAGTTCCATTTTTCTAGCTGATTTTCTATGGATAACATCCGCTACCTTGTCTGTGGCAATTATGTAATCTCCAACCGGCAATGGTGCACGCAAGACTTCCATATCGTGGCTTTTGAAATATCTATTCTTAAGGATATGCAAGCCCTCTTTCTGTCCTTTATCCTCAATTATTAACACGTATTCTCCTTTCTGGCGGTCACTTTCAGCAACCGCCAAAGGTATCTCATGGCTTTCAATTTAGTTTTTTGTGATATATTAAAATTCCTTGCCAAAACATCAGATACCGCATAAATTGGTTTCTTTTAGGTAAATACCAAGGTGTTGCAACCTATTTTAATATTCAAGATTGAATGTAATTCTTGGGTTATATACGCTACCCTCGCTATCGTCGATTTCATAAAAATCGACATCTTCATCGAACTCTGCAGTTACGGTTGCTTCCTGCGTGTCGTTCTCATTGTTCCTGTCAAATTCCGCTTCAACATCGGTATCGAATTTCGCTTTTACATGGAACTCCACTTCTGTATCTGGCTTAAACTGCACCAGATCTTAAATCAACTCATATACTTTCATGCCGTCTCCTTTCAGAACGGACAAAGGTTCATATCAACCTCTAATCCTTTTTCTGCAATATAAACATTTGCTCCATATTTAACTGTTTCTTCTGTCTTTTGTTTGAATAATGCCGAATCTGCTGATTTATCTGATAAGTGAATTAGAACGACATTTCGCAATGCCGGATTATCGTTAGTAGAAATAAAGTCAAGTGCCGTTGGTAAGCTCATATGACCTCTTAATCTGTGTTCGTAATTTGGCTCTTCTCGGTTCACAAACTGCATATCATAGTTGGCTTCCACCATGATGTGATTAACACCATTAAATCTCCATCTGACGTATTCCGTGTCTGTTGCATACACCAAGCTGCCAATATCCGGGTGTGTGATGTAAAATCCGTAGCAGGGGCACTCTGAACCGTCTCCGTTGTTGTGTAGCCATCTGCCGGACTTATCCCGGTTTTCAAATGCTCGTATGCTAAAGCTTTCTTTCCCAAACTGTAGGATATTTCCATCTATCAATTTGAACGGCTCCCACACTGGAATACCGGCTCTAACATACTGAAAGAAGTACTGATGATGGTCTGAATGTATGTGGGTTGTGATTACTGCTTTAATCTTTCGCACATTGAAATCCAGTGCTTTCTTAACTTCCATAAACGGCAACCCTGCTTCAATAATTAACGCTTCGCTTTCATTTTCCAGTATGTAGCAATTACCGGATGAACCAGAGCCTAAGGCTTTAAGTTTCATACCTCTTTCACCTCAATTTTCAAATATGTGTTTATTATCGATTATCCAAGGATGTTTCGTGTAGTCTATATGGCTTGCCGCATTTGCAACTGTTTTCCGTAGCATCTTTAAATGTTCCTCACAATGCTTTCTTCCAGATACCGCCGGTCTACCACAGATTATGCACAATCCTTTATCCTCCCGGTACTCCCTTTGGCTTGTGGACTTCTCGCACGAACGCCTCTTTGCCAAACACCTGTTGCATAAAACAGTTCCGCATACTGCATTACGTTTTCCACACTTCACGCATATTCCACTGGACTTATTCATGTAATATCTGGTACGGACTCTTTCTTTCCGTGCTTCTGCCTGTTCCGGTGTTTCCCTTGCAAGTCTCTTAGCTTCTACCTTCGCTTTCTTCTCCCGGCACTCAGCGCACATTTTGTACTGCGTTCCCAATATGCCTTTGTGACATCTGGAGCATATACCAAGAGATACATAAGGGTCTTCCGCTTTTTCTCTCATTCGGCATCCTCCAAAAACCATATTCCTTCCGGTTTTAAAAAGTTGCCCTGAACAATGTTCTTTCTGAATATACTTTCTGCTGTCGGTGCAAGATCCGTAAGTCTCTGTATGCTCTCTTCTATGTTGTCTGCCAGAATATCAATGCCGAATAATGTCTCTGCAGCTTCCGTTTCAGTCATTCCTATTGACAGTTTCCGTTTCAAGATTTCCACAAGGAAATTTCCAGTACCACACGCAGGCTCCAACACTGTTCCTCTCCAACACTCTGCACCACCATTTTCATCTTCCAACATATTGCACATCTTTTGTACCATCCAGCCCGGCGTATAAACTTCTCCAAACTTTTTGACGCGTTCTCGGCTTTTTGTAATTTTTTCTTTCTGCCTATTTTCCATTTCTGTGATAAAACTCACTCCTCACATCAATAATCTGTCTTGTCTGTCCCAACAATGCCCGATTATGCTTTGCCCTCTGCTCATTGTCACAGATAAATTGCTTGCAAATTTCTGGTCGAACCGGATAGATTCTGCATTTCTCGCAACTCTTATCCGTATCAAGAAAAGGGAATGTCATATCATACGTTCTATTCGCAGTGGGAAGAAGATGTTTGCACTCTTTGATATGGTTCTTACGAATATATCTGCGAATGGTATCTACTTCTTTTCTGCTCATTGGTAAAAGATTGGAACAGCAGTTACCGCATTGGCTACATTTCCCATCTTTGCAAAAGTTGTAAATGTTATCTTCCATTCCTTTCTGTACGGATTCTAAAAATGATATAACTTCCATATGCTACTCCAATTCTTCCTCTGCCGGAAACTGAAAGATAGCATTGCTAATGCATTCTATTTTTGACGGCTGATTTTCTGTTTGCACCATAATACCGCATTTCTTTAATCTTTCAAATTTCTTTGCCACATCTTCCGAAACATCAACATTCTGCATTACGATAGGCATACCGATATATGCATATCTAAGCATTTCCATGGCTTTCTTTGCTTTTTCTTCCGTGGAATATTTAGCTGTTATTGAAGTCTCATTGTCTCCGATTGCCTGCATCCGGACAAATGCTGCTTCTTTCGCCCTTGTATCAATAAAAACAATGCTATTTTCGTACGGAAAATCCAATGTGCCGTCCTGTGATATAACTCTCATACATCCACCTCTAATCTTTCATAAAGTCCGGTACGCTTTCGTCATTCTCAACGACTTCTCCGGCTACTTTTTCTGGCTGTGGTTCAACTACTTCGCTCCCGGTCTCAATAACTTCGGATTCAGCTACGACAAATGGCTCTGAATTGGCATTTTCCGCAATTTCTTCCTGCGTCTGCTGATAAGTTTCATCCATCTGCATAAGAGACTGTTTTGCAATAGCATTAAGGTCTTTTGGATGCTTTTTGATTGCATTATTACGCATCTTTCGAACAATCATGGATTCCGATGTATCAAGCCATGCGGCACTCATATATGGTCTTGCAACTTCACAAGCAAGCATATCTTCCAATGTTTTGCATTCAAGAATAGCCTCTATAATTTCATCTTTCTTAGACTTAATTTCTGCTTTCTGTTTATCGGTCGCCTTGCGCTTATTCTCACAGATGCCGAATGTTTCATTCAAAAGATTGTTGCGTACATGAGCCAAAAGATTTCCTTTCACGCCTTCACGTTCCGCAATCATGTATTCAATCTTTCCACAGTCCATCTCAACCGGATAAACGACACGTATTACTTTCTGCGACAATCCTTTTTCTTCCCATTCTGGCGGAGTAATCTCGACACCTTTATGTTTCGGGTATGTAAATTCATCTCCTTCTTTCACAAGCCATACCGGATAAACCTTTTTAACACCAACACCGAAATTACGGAGAAGTGCATCGTTTCCGTCTCCCTCAATACCCATTTCAACCTCTTTATACCAATTTCCATTAGCATCCTGCTTATTTCTCAACTGGAAATAGCACTCTCTCGGCACGGCATTTGCATTAAGTTTAAGGCTGGAAACCTGCCCGATAACCTGTCTCAAATTAGAACCATTCAGATTTTCCATAGCCGCCTTATTCGATGTAACAAGGTTGTAAATAGCACTCATAGATGCCATAACGCACTGTTTGGAATAATCATCAAAGGCAAGACCATGTTCTGCAAAATCACGCTCCATAAGTCCGGTATACTGATTTGCGTAAAATGAAAGTCTTGTATTCATTTCCTGCTTAACTGCAACTTCCTGTTTCTTTGTTTCTGCCATAATTATTTTTCCTCGCTTTCCATGATGATTTTTAATTTGTTTTCTTCTATTTCAAACTTTTCTTTTGCCGATTTAAGTTCCTTTTCTGCGGCTTCTCTAAACTTTTCCTTTGCATAATCGAAATTCGGCTTTGTAAGGAAAATATTTTCATAATAGCCAGTAATTTTCCCTTCGTCCTCTTTTCTAACAAAGCTCATGCAATTTGGAAAACCTCTTTTCTTATCAACTGGATAATATGTCTTTGGTTTTTCAATCACTTCCACTTCTGTGACGGAGATTCCGTCCGAATTAAGTCCATAAAAATAAAGTTTCACTGCTTTTCCTCGCTTTCCTCACATTTCTTCACAATCGCCACCTTATCAGCGCCGTAGGTTTCCACCCACTTCATATCCACGGTTTCATCTGTAACTGTTAGCTTTGCACCTTTGGCATTTACAACGGTATCTCCGGCTTTTACATCGTCTGATGTAGCAAATATATATGACCGGATCTGGTTTGGATATTTTGCTTTTATGTAATTCATTCTGATACCTCCTCAATCTCTCCATTTTCAATCGTATACCAAGTATCCGGCTTGATATTTTCCCCATCAACCTGCACCATCTTTGCGCCGTTAAGAACCCATGCACTCTGGTTATTTCTGTCATATTCCGTATTATCTTCTGAACCAGTGTATTCCCAGTCTGCAAAAACAAGAAACGAGCCAATAACACCCTTTGCTTTTGATTTGTAACCCCAAGCAACAGCGACCGCATCTTTGTCTTCTGCCGAGGATGCTCCCTTGTATCCGGTTGCCGAGGATGCTCCGCAGTTTCCGGTTGCCGAGGATGCTCCGTAGTCTCCGGTTGCCGAGGATGCTCCCTTGTATCCGGTTGCCGAGGATGCTCCGCAGTTTCCGGTTGCCGAGGATGCTCCCTTGTTTCCGGTTGCCGAGGATGCTCCCTTGTATCCGGTTGCCGAGGATGCTCCGCAGTCTCCGGTTGCCGAGGATGCTCCGCAGTTTCCGGTTGCCGAGGATGCTCCCTTGTTTCCGGTTGCCGAGGATGCTCCGCAGTCTCCGGTT